AGAACATGATGACAGCCACTGGACCTTGCAACTCGCCTAGGTTCCTCGCTGTCAACATTACATCGCCCGCTGACTAGTCGCGTGGGAGGGGGCAGGTGGGGAAGGGGCTCGAAAGGGCCCTTTCTTTTTGGCTAAAATATCTTGGCGAGGTTGTCCAAAAAAACCACGGTCTAGCACTAAGTATCTATACCTCTTCCTTTATAATGTTTTTTTGTGTCTTTGGCGAGATAAGTCTTAGACTTTTGGCAAGGGTTATGTTATTATATCTACTATGCCAGGAATCTGTAAACTCGAAATCCGCGATGAAGTCAACGTCAAGTTCCATGACCTTGATGCCAGCACTAGACGTCGCTGTGAATCAAAACTAAAGTATCTGCTACCTTATGCATACCACGTGCCAGCATATCGCCTAGGACGTTGGGATGGTAAGGTTGGCTTCTTTACCACTGCTGGTGGCACCTATCTAAACTTGTTGGATCGTGTGCTACCCATATTGGACGAAGAAGGATGGCAGATTGAAATTGTTGATCAAAGAACACCCCATGACTTCCGTTTTCCTGAAGTTACCGAGGACACCTTTGCTGACACAGTATGGCCAAAAGGGCATCCTGCAGAAGGCCAACCCATTGTGTTGCGCGACTACCAGGTCGAGTGTATCAATCGTTTTTTTGCTACACCACAAGGTGTGCAGGAAATTGCCACAGGTGCTGGCAAGACATTGATCACAGCAGGCATGAGCAAGTTTTGCGAGCCCTATGGTCGCACTCTTGTTATTGTGCCCAACAAGGATCTAGTCAAGCAAACGCAGGCAGACTATGTTAACCTTGGTCTTGATGTTGGTGTATACTTCGGTGATGAAAAGGATCTAGGACATACGCACACCATTGCCACATGGCAAAGCATCAACAGTTTACTCAAGCGATTCAAAGATGGTGCCAGTGCTGTAGGCCCCGACACACTTACAGATAACTTGGTGGCAGTGATTGTTGACGAAGTCCACATGGCCAAGGCTGATGTGCTACGTCAACTTCTTACTGGTATTTTTGCACAGGTTCCATTGCGTTGGGGACTCACAGGAACTGTTCCCAAAGAAGAACACGAATACATCAGTCTCATTGCCAGCCTTGGCGAAGTGTTACACAGGCTACAGGCCAGCGAACTGCAGGACCTAGGTGTGCTCAGTAACTGCCATGTCAAGGTGCTACAGTTTGATGATGCTGTGAGTTACAATACCTATCAAGAGGAACTTACATATCTTACCACCAACGCCACTAGGTTGGACACACTGGCCGCTACATTACTGGCCATTGCCGACACAGGCAACACCTTGGTATTGGTAGACCGAGTCAAGTGTGGAGAAATGTTGGTAGAGCGTATGCCTGATTCAGTGTTTGTATCAGGTGCAATGAAAAGTAAAGACCGCAAAGAAGAATACGACGAAGTGGCCACTGCTGACAGTAAGATCATTGTGGCCACCTATGGCGTGGCCGCTGTAGGTATTAACATTCCGCGCATTTTTAACCTAGTCCTGGTCGAGCCAGGCAAGAGTTTTGTTAGAGTCATTCAAAGTATTGGCCGTGGTATTCGCAAAGCGCAGGACAAAGACTTTGTGCAGATCTGGGATGTAACATCTACTGCAAAGTTTGCCAAGCGACATTTGACCAAACGTAAAAAATTCTATGACGAAGCCAACTACCCTTACGAAACACAGAAAGTGAAATATCGATGAATATATTAACAGTTGACAACGTGGCCTATGATTTGGATCGGCTACCCAATGAGATTGATGAAGATCTCCGCTATGGTGTGTTGGACTATTCCAACCCACAGGAAGTAGACTACATGTTTGTGCCGCTGGTATTCCTTGAAAGTTTTTCATGTCCAGCGGCTGTGTTGCGTATTGGCAACAGAGAAGTCAAGATGCCCTTGGATTGGTCATTGGTGATTGGGGAACCTGATCACGGTGATCCTGAAGTAATCAGTATCATGAGTCTCAACGATCGTGGCTTCAGCACTTTTGTCTTTAATCCCATCACAGGCTACAAGCCAGAGTGGCACACAGTTGAGATCGTCAACATCTATCAAGAAGTCAAATGGTATGTGCCTAAACTCAAATTTGGCCATATCTTGGCTGTGCCACTCATGCCAGGTGAAGATCCAGCCTGTGCTTTTTTCTTAAAAGAAGCAAATAAAGTGCCAGAAGTTCTTGATCTAAACAAGATTTGGTTTTAAAATACACACATGGCTACCAAGAAAAAAGAAACTGCTAGTGCCAAGCATCAGTTACCTATTGACCAGGTTATGACTGCTGTCGACCTACGCAAGAAAAACTTCTATAACTCATTGGGTGACGAAGACATCCGTGCGTTAAATCTCTTTATGGCACAGCGTTGGGCCAGCCAAGTTCAAGGTAGCAGAGACATTCAAGAACACTATTTGCTAATGGTCAATGATCTTTGCAACATTGATTTTGTGGCCACTACATCTGCACACGAAGAACTGCGTTGGCAGGTATTGTCCTTGGTAGGGCTAGGACAAAAACTTAGGCACGAGTTTGTGCCGCCCAGAGGCCAAAAGAAAGACAGAATAACTGAGTGGTTAATTGAATTGTTCCCGCATCTTGGTGAGGAAGAAATTGAATTGTTTAAGGCCATCAATGACGGCGATACGTTAAAGGAAGCCGCAGAGGCCATGAACGTAGCAGATAAAAAGATCAAGGACCTGTTTAAATAATGTCCGACACAGGATATCAATGTCGGTGGTGTAACCGTTCATTTACCAGAGAGCGCACATTGGCCAGCCATATGTGTGAAAAGAAACGTAGATGGATGGAGTCAGAAGAGCCTCCTAGCCGCATTGCTTTTCAAGTGTGGTTAGACTTTATGAAGCACGTGAGTCCACACGCTAAAAAGCCGCGCACTCTAGAAGACTTTATTCGTAGCCCTGACTACTTGTCTTTTGTCAAGTTTGCCAACTACCTAATAGAACTTAAACCTGTTAATTCAGATCGTTTTATACAGTGGTTGTTTAAGATGAACGTTAGAATCGCTGACTGGCAAAAGCCTGGAACTTATGCATTATACATCCAGGAATCCAGCAAGAGGGAAACAGCGGAACGAGCGGCCGAGCGCACGTTACTAACTATAAAAGAATGGAGCGAAAGATCTAACACACCCTGGGAAGAATTTTTTAGTAAGATTGCACCTGTGGCGTTGATGAACATGATAGTCATGGGTAGAATAAGTCCGTGGATATTGTATTCATCTACTAAAGCACAGCACTTACTGGAAAGGATGGAACCAGGACAGTTGGACACAATTGCCAGGAGCATAGACACAGAATGGTGGATAAAAAAGATAAAGCGTCATCCCGAGGAAGTTCAGTGGATCAACAGTCTGCTGTAGCAGATCGCGTGGTGGCATCTTTAGAACGTCGAATCAGTAAATTTGATGAAAAGATTTCTATACTACATCAAGAAATGTTGGAATTAAAACGCCAGCAGGAAGAACTCATTGAAATTCTTAAAGAGAAGTTGAAGAAATGATCAAACGACCTGACGTTGATGTTGACTTTGCTGACAGAGAACAACTGTTAAAGTTGATCCCTGGAGTCCCTGCCATGCAAATGGGCACCAACGGAGAAATGCAAAAGCACAAGACAGGAGTTTACTTTCATCCTGTGCCGGTTAATCCTTTCACTGGCTGGTGTGACATTGATTATCAGCAGGCTGAGCAAACAGGATTCTTCAAAGTTGACCTGCTGAACGTGGGCCTTTATCAGCAGGTCAAAAACAAGGAACATCTGGAGCAATTGGCTCAGCAAGAGCCCTTGTGGGATCTATTGGAGCAACCAGACTTTACCAGTTTGCTATTTCATGTAGGCAATCACAGCGACATTTTACGCACCATGAAGCCAACCTGCATTGAACAGTTGGCCGCTGTTCTGGCCATGATTAGACCGGCCAAACGTTACCTAGTAGGGCAGTCTTGGGATCGTGTCATGCGTGAAGTTTGGGTGAAGCCTGTGGGTGACGAATACTACTTCAAGAAGAGTCACGGAACAGCCTATGCAGTGGCCATAGTAGCACAGATGAACTTGATCTGTGAACAAATCAGTTACGGCTACAGTTAATCCAGTTTTCTAATTAGGCTAATTTGACGACGTTTTGTGCGTTTAGTAATGACATTGGTAAGGCTGGTCATTTGTCCGTAGACCACTTCAAAGTCTTTGGTAGAATATGTGTGTAGTGCGTAAGCAAAACGTCGCATGCTTTCTTTGAGCACAATGTTGATGGGCAACACACGATTTGACCCCCACCACCATTCCTCACCAGCCTCAATAAAGGCCAGTTTATCTGTTTCGTCTCGCAAATAGTTGTAGACATACATGGTCACTACATGTTGATCACTGTTTTGGATAATACCAACCAGTTCGCGATCGCTGTAGCGGACCAAGCACATAAACGGGAATTTTTCGAGGAATTCTTTTGCTTTGCTATCCATAATGCAAAGATATTTAGTATCTTAAATGACGCGGGTTTCGCGCTAAATAAACCATCATGGCAAATTTGAACTCAAGCATACCCACAGCAAACCTAAACTACGCTGGTTCCGGCACTGGTCCCAGCCTCACCAGACATGTAGCATCCTACACTGATCGTAGAGTTATTTGGTTCAAGGGTGTGGACAATCTACTTGACATCACAGTATCCGGAAGCGATCGCAGGCCCGTGAGTCTACTCAACAGAGAACTGACCTTGACCATGTGGGACCGAATGACCGGCACTACAATTTTCCGACGTAGAGCAATGGCAACAGTGGCAGAAAATGGGCAAGCACGTTTAACTGTTTATGCTAGAGACCTAATGACCTTGCCCTCAGGCATTTACCAACTTGGTGCTACTTTTGTTGATGGCAACGGACTAGAAACAGCATTGACTTGGAATCGTGCTCAACAGGCTGTGTTTGACGTGGAAGTCAAAGACGCTGTGGTGCCTACCAACAGAACCACCATTGAAATTGATAACTGGACACTGGTTGACGGACGGTATGTGAGTTCCGCAGTAAACGGTCCAAGTTTCTATCGCAAAGACACCACCTTGTTCACTGTGGCATTGTATGCCAGCAACTACTCGGGCCGTGTCATTGTGCAAGGCACACTTGATGAAGTAGTGACAGGCTCAACTTTATGGGCTAATCTCAAACCACAGGACTACACCACTGCCAATCTGGATCTAGCAGGCTACACTGGCATTGATCCATACAACTACTATGGCGGTGTTCGTTGGCTAAGAACCCTTCGTGCAGATAGTCCAAGCAACGCTGGAACACTTGACAAAATACTAATTAGAGTGTAATATACACTCTATGAGTCTGGTTGAAACCCTTTTAAAAGCGCACCTACCTCCTATGCGGTCAAATCCGCAGGGCTGGTTGACCATGAACTGCCCCATGTGTGTTCACAATGGGCAATCAAGGCCCGATACTAGACATCGCGGTGGCTTCAAGTTCGAAGGCGATCGTGTAGGCTACCACTGTTTCAATTGCAACTACACCACAGGATGGCGCCCAGGTTCTAGACTAGGATTTAAACTCATCAAGTTGATGCGAACTTTGGGCATTGACGAAGGCGAGATACAACGAGTAAAAATACAACTC